GCGTTTGCCGCAAAGACTAAAACGCTTCGCACATTTTCTGGATTACCTGGCACTTACAATAGAGTTTGGTTTGCGTCTAATCTTTGGAACAGCACTGCCGCAGTAACAAGTATTTACATCAGCACCGATAGCGGGGCTAATTTCCTTGCTGGTTCTCGTTTTTCACTTTACGGAATAAAAGGATAATAATGCCAACCTCTACCTATAAACCATTGGCAACTGTCACTCTTGGGTCAGCAGCAAGCACTGTAACCTTTGGTTCAATTCCTGCAATTCACCGAGATTTAGTTTTAGTATTTAGTGGGTCAGCTACTAGCAATGGGTCAGGAGCAAGTTTTAGGCTTAATGGAGATACGGGCAATAACTATGGTCAGGTTAGAGCTTTAGGTATAGGCTCTACAATTAGCTCGGCCTATTCGGGTGGTGGAAATTTAGCATTTTTAAACTCAAACGAAGGATTGGGAATTGCAATTAGCAATGTCACACTTCAAATTATGGATTATTCAGCTACTAACAAACACAAAACAACCCTGAATAGAAACAACAATAACAACACGCTTGGAACTCATGTGGAAATGATTGCTGGTCGCTGGTTTAATACAGCAGCAGTAACCTCTATCACCATTTCAGGAAGCATAAACTTTGCTACTGGTTCAACTTTTAGCCTGTATGGAATAGCGGCATGAAACTTATAGAAACAAAAACCCTTTTAACTTCTGCTTCAAGTATTGTTTTTACATCAATACCGCAAGATGGCACAGACCTATTTCTTTTAATGTCCTTAAGAGATACTTTTGCTGGTGGTGGTGTGACGCAAATTAACATTCAATTTAACTCGTCAGGTGGAACTGCTTATTCAGACAGAACTCTTGAGGGAAACGGCTCAGCCGCTTATATTGTAAACAGGACAGGCCAGTCATTTGTTAGGGTTACGGCAGTACCAGGCCCTACTTTTACAGCTAATACTTTTAGTAATGCACAACTTTATGTGCCTAATTACTCAAATGGTGCAACTAAAGCGGTTCTTTTAGACGGAGTATCAGAAAGAATAAACGCCGAGGCCTATCATGCTATCGTTTCTGGATACTGGAACAACACCTCGGCAATTACGGCAATAAACATAACCACGCAAAGCACTGGTAACTTTGCTGTTGGTTCAATGGCATCTTTGTACAAAATCACTAAAGGCACTGACGGAATAACAACAGTATCGTAACAAGATAGGATAGAAAAATGACAGAAACCCCAATGAAAGTAGTCGTTGACTGTGCCACAGGCGAGAGCGTAACCATACCCTTAACAGCCGAGGAACTGGAACAGCGTGAGATTGACCGCCTAGCGTGGGAAGCTATGGAAGCTGAGCGTATCGCTAAAGAACAAGCCAAAGCAGAAGCTGAAGCAAGTGCTATCTCTAAGCTATCTGCACTCGGTCTAACGGCTGAGGAAATAGCCGCACTCAAGGGCTAGTCATGGCTGAGGAAACGACTTCGGTTCGCATCACTCAAGCCGACATTTACAAAAAGCAACTTGAGCATAGCGAGATACTAACAAAGGTTCTCCAAAAGCTAGACCACCTAGACGATGTGCCAGACCGCATAAGAGAAGTAGAACTTACTCTTGCCAGACTTGCTTGGATTGAGCGAATTGCCTACACAGGTCTAACAGGCTCAGCGCTAGCAATTATCGGTTTACTAATTAGCACGATAGGAAAATAAGAATGGCAAAAGCACAGCAGGCAATAGACGGCGTACAAGGCAAAGACTGGAAGATTACCAGCCTTATGGGTAACAGAATCCACCCAGTAACCAAAGCCCCTAAGCATCACAACGGAACCGACATCTGGTCACCTAACGAGCCTTGCTGGATTGAAGCACCTTATGACGGCGTTGTTGTAGAAGCTCGCAAGTCAACTGCCCCTGGTGGTGGATTCGGTAACTTTGTTACCCTGTCCCACAAGATTGCTGGCGAGGACTATGTAACTATCTACGCTCACATGCTTGACGATTCAATCAAAGTCGCAGCAGGTCAAAAGATTACGGCTGGCACACCTCTTGGCAAGATGGGTTCAACTGGAATGTCAACTGGTAAGCATTTGCACTGGGAGCTTCAAAAAGCTAAGAAATACGCTTGGAACGACACTGGCCTAAACTTCATCGAGCCTGTGGCCTTTTTTGACGCTCTTATCAAGCTAGAGGCAATCAAGGGAACTGCCAAAGACCAGACCCCAGCCGATGCTCCCGCCGCACCTGCGCCTGTACATGGCAAAGCCCCACAGAAAGCTGCCCCTGTTGCACCTAAGCAATCAGTATCTGTTGCCACCTACACAGTGGTTGCAGGCGATAACCTGACTCGTATTGCCTCACGAAACGGCACAACTGTTGCTGAGCTAGTAAGGCTAAACAACATCAAGAACGCCAACCTAATCAATGTCGGTCAGGTACTAAAACTACGCTAAACAGCCCTGTAAGGCTCGTACGCGGGTTTTGACCCTAAACAGGCAAATCACTACCCTGACGCACTTACAAGGCTTCTACGAGGCACACAGAGTGTCAATTTGTCTCTGACTAGCGTTATTGCTGGTTAGTAAAATAGTAATAACCCTACGCTTCAATCTTGAACGGAAGGCAACCCTATGTGGTTAGACATTGCTCGCAGAACTCTAGCTGTAATCATCTTGAAGGTCACAGGTATCTTTGTTGGTGGAGCCGTAATCGGCCTTGAGGTCATCCAGGCTGTTGCTATGGCTGCCTTTGCTGGCATCATTGATGTAGCTCAGGAGCTATCTCGCTCTTACCTTGCTGATGGCCAGCTAGACGCTGATGAAATCAACAAGAGCTTTGGCAAGATTGCCGATAAGTCAGGTCCTAGCTCGAAGCCCTAAGCTTTACGCGTTCCTCATGGGTGGTCCCACCCCAGATGCCTTGCATCCCTGCTGACAGGGCATAGTCAAAGCACCTAAGCCTGACAGGGCAATCGTTACAGACCTGCTTGGCTACCTCAATCATGGCTTTGCGGGATTCGGGGTCATGCTCATCTTCAGGGAAAAACACATCTGGAAGCTCGGCACACTGTACGCCGTCATTGTTTCTTATGGCTTCTTGCAACTCAATATATTTGCGTTCAATCTGGCGTAATGTCATAGGTTCACACTAGAGTAAAACCATCAGAAATAGCAAAGCCACGCTGAGAGAGTTAGCGTGGCCTTGCGACAAGGAAAAGAGAGGGAAACCTTGCCAGTAAATAAACTACCATTCGATGAACTACTCGATGCAGTACTACTCGGTGACTTTGCCAACGGCAGTCAAGAGTGGCACGACCTACGAGATGAGCCAGGCGCTATTGGTGGCTCAGACATTGCTCCAATCGCAGGATTGTCACAGTGGGAATCTGCAATTACCAAGTGGGCAAAAAAGACAAAACAGATACCAGATGAGATAACGCCAAATATGTCAATGCGACTCGGTACAAAACTAGAAGCACCAATCCTAGAAATCTTTACCGAGGAACATCCAGAGCTAACTGTTTTTGAAACAGGAACTTGGGCAAACAAAGAACATCCTTGGGCTAGGTCAAATCCTGACGGCATTTACCAAACCGAAGATGGTCACTTTGGAATTGTTGAAGTCAAATTCAGTCGTGACTATTGGACAGCAGTGCCACAGGCTTATCGCGCACAGGTTCTTTGGTACATGAAAGTATTTGGCATAAGACGAGCAAAGCTAGTAGCACTTGCAGGGTCAAGCTATCAAGAGTATGACATTGAGTGGGATGAGTTTGAGGCTCAGATACTTTGGGATGCAGCGGTTCGGTTTAGAGAAGCTTGCCTAGAGATGAAGATGCCCTACTGGGATGGCAGCAACTCCACACTAGAAACCATTAGAGCGTTGTCACCTGGCATTACAGACACTGAGGTTGACCTTGATGAGCTGGGTATGCACTACATAAACTCGGTTACAGAATTAGACAAGGCTACTGCCAAAATGACAGAGCTAAAAGCTAGAGTTATACAAGCAATGGATGGCGCAAAGCGAGGTCTAATCTTCGGTGAGCATTGGCTTAGTCTTCGGTCAAGAGCTGGTGGAGCGCCTTACCTACATCAAGAGAAGGGAAAATAAATGGCACACTTTAACCTCAATGAATATCAAACTGTCCAAGAACGCATAGATTTGTTCTGGAAAAAGTTTCCAGCAGGTCGGTTCAAACTAGACATCGTTAGTCAGTCAGACAACCAAGTCATTATCAAGGCTTCGGTTTGGACAGACAAGAACGACAAGCACCCAACCACAGTTGACTTTGCGGAAGAACGCATTGGTACATCACCTGTAAACAAAATCAGCCATGTCGAGAACTGTGCGACAAGTGCTTTGGGCCGAGCAATTTCGGCACTTGGTGGAGAGTTTAGCCCAAAGGGTAAGCGACCTAGCCGAGAAGAAATGGACAAAGTTGCAAGAAACTCAAAAGTCACTGTAAAGGATTGGTCAGCTATGGCTGATTCGCTAGGCAATGACATAGAGGGTTTACGATTGTTATACAGCGAAGCCAAAACTGGTGGAGCATCGGAAGCAACACTCGACAAGATAAAGGCAATCGCTAATGGACTCGCAAGCAAGAAGGATACTGATTCAGTCAATCCTTGAATTACAAGAGTGCCTACAAGAACAATACAAAGAAGGTCATCTAACGAAAGTTAGCAACCTATGGGAGTTACAAAGAGATAGAGCAGAGAGGCTCAAGTATGGAAATTATTACACCAGGCCACATAGTCGAGGAACTACAAAGGCTGACCAGGGAGATGGACAAGGGAGCTAACGCTCTCTACGACTCAGAGTGCAAGCTGGCTGATGCCGAAGCTGCCTATGACCGAGCTGTGTCCCTAGCCTTTATCAACAACTCAGGAACTGTTGCCGACAGGCAGGCTGTGGCTAAGTTGCAGTCAGTAGATGAAAAGCTCAAGGCTGACCTTGCTAGGGCTGAATACAACAGGGTAAAGACCAAGATGAGGGCCTTATCGGACCAAGCAACCATGATGGCTGTAATTAGCAAGAATGTCGAACTCCAGTGGAGAAACGCCTAGCTGGTAGCCTTATCGGGTGATAGCCGAATCCTGCTCCTGTGGGGCAAAAATAAAGACTGATGACGCTCAGGCAATCAAACTTGTCCGAGAGTGGCGGCGTAAGCACACTTGTCAAACCGACATAACCGACAATACCGACATTGTTGAAGCAGTAAATGGTGGCGTATCCGAAAACACAATAGCTTTGGGTTTCCAACCTGGTGAGATGCCAGCCAAGATTTATGACCCGTTCGATGAATAAAAAACAGTTTGATAAGTACTTAGCGCGTGACAGAGGTTGCTGGCACTGTGGCTCGACAGGAGATGACCTGATACCTCATCACAGACTAAATCGCGGTATGGGAAGCAAGAATCACCTAGCTAACCAACCAAGCAACATCATCGCGCTATGCGCCCAAGCTAATGGATTACTAGAGTCAGACGCTGCCTTTGCGCGTCTAGGTCGCAAGTTAGGTTGGAAGCTTAGGAATTATGAAAATCCACGCGATGTACCTGTCTTCGGTCATGGTGGCTGGTGGCTACTAAATGACGACTTTACAAAAGACTTGCTCGAAAATGAACCAGAATACTTTTAGAGTGCTATGGTAAAGCTATAACTGAATAAAAAGATGCCCCCTAGAAGGTGAACTCCTAGAGGGCGTTGATAACCAACAATCAGACTGTTGGCATCGCTACTAAGTATAGTGTGCCAACCGAAAATGGAAGGCACATTTAGTGTTTAAGTCACAAAATAATCAGGTGGCAAGCTAATGCCACTTATTAGAGGACATCACGCTTTTGATGACCACTTCACTCAGATACCAAATGACTGGGTAAGGGACTCAAGGCTTTCACTCAAAGCAATCGGATTGCTAACGCAACTTATGAGCCACAGACCTGGTTGGAACATGAGCGTTAGCAGTTTGGCTCGGTTCAACAAAACTGGAGTTGACACAATAAAATCGGCAGTCAAAGAGCTTGAACTACTTGGCTACCTAACTAGGTCGGATAAGCAAGAACATAACACAGACGGCACTTTTGCTGACTTTGTTTGGACCACCGCTGACCCCTTCCAAAACCCCGCAACGGCTTCAACCATTAGCGGGAAACAGGACACAAAGAAGACTATTACTAAAGAAGAACAACCTATAAAGAATAAACAAGAGAATATATCTTCAAATGACTTTGACAAGTTTTGGGAACTTTACCCTAAACGAGTAGCCAAAGCAGACGCAGTAAAAGCCTGGAACAAAGCAATAAAGCGTAAATCCCCCGATGAGCTACTAAAACTGACTAAGGTTTACTCAGAAGGGAAACTACCAGACATGACCTACATTCCGTATCCAGCCTCTTGGCTAAACAAAGAACTCTACGAAGACATTGAAGAACCAAAAGAAAAAACATTAGCTAAGCCGATTTTTGGGAGAATCAAATGACTCAGTTTGAGCAATCAGTAATCGGTGCAATCCTGCTGACCAACGGCAAGGCGCTAGAAAACCTAACACTTACGCCATCAGACTTTGACGACTTGCAAAACGAGCGCATCTACAAAACCATGCTGGAGATGAGGTCAAACCGCCAGCCAATAGATGTGATGACAGTCGGTGCAGCACTGCCAAAGCTTGCTAGCTATCTTCACGATGTTGTGACCGCGACACCAACAGCAGCTTCGGTTGGTTTCTACGCCAACAAGGTAATCGAAGAAGCGACACGCCGAAGGCTTGCTCAGGCTGGAACCATGATTCATAGCAAAGCTCAGCACGAGGATTTAGCTTCGGTCTTTGACACAGCTAAAAAAGAAATTGACAACCTGATTGACAGAAACTCAGCAGTCAAGCCAACCTATGTGGCAGACGAGATGTTGCCATACATGGATGAGCTAGACAAGCCAAAGACCTATCCAGAAAGTCCTTGGCCCTCACTAAACGAAATCATTGCTGGCTTCCGACCAGGTGCGCTTTACATTATTGGCGCTCGACCAGGTGTGGGTAAAACGATTGTCGGTTTGCAGATTGCTTGGGAACTATCTAAGACTGGCCCTGTATCTTTCCACAGCCTTGAGATGGGCCGTAACGAGCTTTACAACAGAATCATTGCTAGCGAGGCTCAGGTTTACATCGGCAACATCGAGAAGGGAACACTCAAGGAACACGACTGGCTAAAGATTGCAAATGTGCGAACAAAAATTCAGTCACACCAACTTGCGATACACGACAAGTCAGGACAGAACCTTTTGCAGATTCGGGCGCTCGCAAACAGCGTCAAAGGCACAGGCGACCTAAAGGCTATTGTCGTTGACTATCTTGGACTGATTCAGGACACCGAGCGAGGTCGCAAGAGATACGAAATGATTACAGACATCTCAATCGGACTCAAGAACCTAGCAAGGGACCTAAATGTTCCCGTCATAGCTTTGGCTCAGTTAAACAGAGGACCAGAGCAGCGCAAAGACTCAGAACCCGACATGGCTGACCTAAGAGATTCAGGTGGCATTGAGCAGGATGCGGATGCTGTTATTTTGCTTCATAGAGTTTCGATTGCGGAAGACCAATACGACTGGCAAAAAAGCTGGATGGTAATGAAGGTCGCAAAGAACAGGCATGGCGCACTCGGTCAAGTAGGACTCAAGTTCGAGGGCCACCTGTCCAGAGTCGTTGAAGGCTAAGATTATGGGGTGGATGACAATGTTGCTTTGTGCTGTCGGTGTGGCACGACATGGAAGGTCAATACGCAAAAACGCAAGCGTAAAGACCTCAAGTGCCAGTCCTGCCGTATGCACCGAGCTTTGGTCATCAAGTATGGGTCTGAGAAGTGCATACCTTGGCAGGGCGACTTTGACAAAGAAACACTCACTATCCCGCTATTTGACGGCAAGCCAGTCTTGCCAGGAATCAGGTCTTGTGGACACCTTGACTGCACCAATCCCAACCATGTCATAGGCAACCACTAGAGTAAAACAACAAATCGAAAGGAAACAAAGAGATGGCAATAATCAAGGTAAAGGGTTCAATCACCAGAGTCTTCTACGAAGGCAAGGGCATTGAAGTAACTGAATCTTATGAAACCAAAACAGGCGACACAATCAACAAGCGCTACACAGTCTGGCTAAAGCAGCCAACCACGCTTGATGTTGGTGACACAGTACAGGTCGAGGGTCTTTACTCATCAGAGATTGACAACTGGACTAACAAAGAAGGCGAAGCAAAGCAGTCAATCAAGGTAAGCATCAACAATCCGTTGGTACTGCCAGCAGAGCCTCTAAACATTGTCAAGGGCATCTTCGAGCCAACACACTCGGAGCCAAGTCCGTTCTAATGAAAAATCTCCGTTGGCTAGTCCCTGCTATCACCGCAGGCATACTAATAAACCTATCGCTCAATGAATCTAGCGTTCTTGACGGCGTGGGACTAGCCCTCGGTATCTTCTATGCCCTAGCTGCGATAATGGGAGCATGGGAACTACATGGCAGAGGTAAGCCTTAGCGTCACTGGCGACCCTGCTAGTCAAGGCTCTCACGCCATCATGTATGGCCGAATAGTTCAAGTAAACAGTTCTAAACACAAGGCATGGCGTAAAGCCATAGTCCAAGAGGCAATCGCCACACTACCTAGCGACTGGGTTCCAATAGATGAGCCATGTGAGCTAATAGTTATCTTTTACATGCCAAAACCAAAGTCAGTAACTCGCCAGCTACCTAGCGTTTCACCAGACCTAGACAAGCTGATTAGAGCCGTAGGCGACTCACTCACAGACTCAGGCATCGTTACCGATGACAGCCGTATAGTCCGTATCTCAGCTCGTAAGATTTATGCTCAAGGCATTGAGTCAGGCGCAAGCATTGTTGTTAAAACACTCGATTAGCGCGACACGCCGAAAAAAGGCAAAAAACAAAATTATTGACTAAAATCCTAAAAAACTGCTATTCTTTAGTTACAGCCGAAAGGTTGCTAAAGAAGGGATAAAAGAATGACAGGTATCAAGATAGTGCTTTATTTCATAGCTCTAATGCTCGTGCTACTTATTAGCTGGGCAATTCAAGACATTCACATTGGCTGGGGATACACGCTAGGCATGTTGGGTATTCTGACTGCCTTTTTTGTCGCCGTCAACTCAATAGCAAAGAAGACAAATAAATGACAGAAACAGAACTAGCAGAACGAATCATTGAAGAAGCACAGCGCTGGACTCAAAAACAGTTCACACTGACACCAGGAGTTCCTGGCACAGACTTAGCTTCAGAACATGACGCTAGAGCCAGAATCGAACTAATCGAACACATCAAGCAAACCTACAAAGAAATGAGAGAAATTGCCTAACTACAATCCAGAACCACTTGAGTTCGCAGTAAAAGACTTCCAGCCTCACCAATACAACTTTGGTGTAGCTAAGTCAGACGGAATCTACATGGGCAGGATGCTAATGAAGAACGAGATACTGTCGCTCATCAAAGCTGCTTACCCAGTTCCAACCAAAGCAATCGCAAGAATCATTGAGGTAGTCGAGGACATAGAAATCTATGTTGACCCTCAGTACAACGACTCGGTTCGGTAATGAGTCACACACCCTACGCACAAGGATTCTACGCAGGCATCCGCTACCAAAGGGACAACATTCTGGACTACATCAAAGTTCATCACGACCAGAATGTAGAAATAACAGTTGATGACATCCTTGATGAAATCAACAGTCAAGACAAAAAAGACATTGAAGTACAACTACAAGAGATGAGGGAATTATGGGACCTAAAGAGTTAGACATAAAGCTAGAGGAATTTGAGATTCGGTTGAAAATGCTGAATCAAGAACTAGAACACCTACTCCAGACGGCCAAAGACATTGAATACCGAGCCAAGGCAATCTTGGGAGAAGTAGAAGAATGACCACCTGCTTCTGGTGCGACACAATCTACGACATCACTAACTACGAGAGATGCCCTAGCTGCCAGACAGGGGTAAACACCGAACCAATCAAAATAGTAAAGGGAGATAAAGAATGAACCTACAAGAAGACCGAATAATTGTCGAAGCAACGCAAAGGGTGGTTAGAAACATCATCGAAAGACTTGAAGAAGAAATCTGCTGCGAAGGCGGTTGCCTAGACCCTTACTGCAAAGCGATGGTCGAAGCTGTTGAGATTATCAAAGGAAACAGAGAGGTTGACCAATGAGCGGATTTAGACCTGATTGGGCTGAGCGTATTTCCAGAGGCAGGACCAAGGCATTTAGTAGGGGCTATGCCAAGGGTTATGAAGAAGGCGCAAAAGACATGGCCGAGTATCTAACCGAGCAAGTGATTTACGCAATCAATCAGGATGCAGTCCTAAGAACTAACGCCGATGTTGACACACTTGAGCGTGTTGTCGAAGTCATCGAGGCGGTGAGGGACATTGGGAAAGCACACAGCTAAAAGGCTGCCAATCAACTGGCGTATCATGCGAGTTCACTGGGCATACAAGACACTAAGACTCAGAAGAATGATTTGGACACTACTTTACAAAACAATCAAATAAAGCTATTTGGCTCTAAGCTTGATACAAAGAACCGAAGGGGGCAGAAATGCTAGAGGGAATGGAACCGCAAGTAAAAAGACCAAGTTGCAAAATGAGGACAATACTTGAGTCACTGGAAGCTAAGGATAGACAAATACTTATCCAGGCGCTAGACGACCCAAAGTGGACTGCCGCCTCATTATCAAGAGAGCTAACTAAACGGGGCATGGCTATCAGCGAAAAGCCAGTCATGTACCACATGAGAAAAGGATGCTCTTGTGCTAGATGACCTACAACCAACAGCAAAGATAACGCCACCTAAAGACTGGCGAGCCGCTGTCGAGTTCGATGGAACTAACGGCCTAGCCACCACACCACCAACCACAGGCCAGCAACCTAACTTTGACGAGTTCTTAGTCGAGCAGGGATTTGACCCAGCCAAGATTGAGATTTACGGACCAATCAGAACAAGCCGTTGGCAACAGCGTGAAGGCGGGGAGTGGCTAGTCAGTTGGCGCTTCAACTTCAGAACACGCTCTGAAGTCGAGCTAGACCTACCAACACTTTACGCTCAGGCAAAGAAGACTAAGTTGCCAGCAAGAAAGAAAGCAGAAGAAGGCAAAGCCTTTGTCATCGTTCCAGCAGACTTCCAAGTCGGCAAGGTAGGCTCACGAGGAAACACCCAAGACCTAATTGCCAGAATCTTTGAAAGCTACGAACGCATCGAACAGAAACTTAAGAGGGGGGGGTATGAGAAGGTCGTCATCCTAGACGCTGGAGATGTTATTGAGTCAGTCCAGAACGCGGCTCAGTTTGCTCAGCTTGAATCCAACGACCTCTCTCCGATGCAGCAGGTTGACGCAGCGGCATCTCTCTTATGGGACTTAGTAAAATTGGCACACAAGTACGCACCAGTCACCTATGCTTCGGTTGGCTCCAATCACTGCCAGTTTCGCTTCAACGGCCAGAATGTCGGTAAGCCAGGTCAAGACGACTGGGGCATCGTAATCCTTCAGCAACTACGAAGACTAAGCACCGAACTTGGTATGGATGTTACTTACCTAATCCCAGACCCATTTGACGAGTCACTTGCTTTCGATGTGTTTGATGACGAGTTTCACATTCTTGCTTTGGCTCATGGTCATCAGGCCAAACGACCCAACGGCATGGAACAGTGGCTTCAGAAGCAAACATTCGGTCAAGGACCAGTTTCGGCATTTACAACCTTTGTCAGCGGTCACTTTCACCATCTCCGCGTTGAAGAATGGGGACAGGCACACAACGGCGGCTCACGCTACTGGATTCAGGCAAGCACAATGGACAACGGCTCTGATTGGTTTAGGCTTCGGTCAGGAACTGACAGCGCGACAGGCATCGTTTGCTTTGAGCTAGAACGACAGACCCACTACCAAGGAACAGTGTACAAACTCTAATGCCTTACTACGACTACAAGTGCAACACCTGTGACCTAAAGATGTCAGTGCTTAGAAAGATTGACGAGAAAGAACGAACCCCACTTTGCGCTAACTGCGTCAAAGACCTAGTAAGGGTCTTCGGCGCTCCAGCAGTCACCTTCAAAGGCACAGGCTGGGCTGCAAAAGAGAAGTAAAAATAACGAGGGGGGGTAGGCTCAAAGCCTGTCCTACAAGAAGTCAAAAAAGAGAGGGGGGGGTATGCCCAAGATGCCCTGCCTAGTTTGCAAAAAACTTACAGACGGAAGCTCACGCTGTGAAGTCCATCAGAAAATGTGGGATGACCAAGCTGATGCCAAACGCCGAGCGCGTAAGCAAGCCACTGGCCAATACTCAGGCGACTACAAAGCCAGAGCAAGGATGGTCAGAGAGAACGCCTATGTCTGCCACCTATGCGGTGAGGGAGCAAGACTCAATGACCCTTGGCAAGCCGACCACATCAATCCTGGAGACCCTTACAGCCCACTAGCTGCTGCCCATCGGTCATGTAACGCAAGGCGAGGCAATAAGCCAATCAAAGATTCGGTTGAAGACTGACACTCGGTTCGGTTCGGTTCGATTCGGTTAAACTCACAGCGACAAAAAGTCAAAATTCGGTTCGGATACGGT